ACAGCGCCTGATAGCGCGCGGCCAGCGCCGCCCCGCCGCCGTGCAACAGGCCACCAACGGCCTGCGGCCCGCCGAAGGCTGATCGCCGGGGACAGTCGCGCCTCAGCCGACCAGTTGCGGCGCGCCTTCCTGATTCGGACACCGCACGCCGTGGACCCGCAGGTCCGCCTCGCCCAGACGCACGCCCAGAAGCTCCAGCAGGGGCTGAACCACCCCGTCCAAAACAGGGCCTAGCGGCGTCAGCAGCCCCCGGACGGTCCCCAACAGTTCGCTGACCGGCAGACTGATCAGTCCTCCCAGCAACTCGACCTTCAGGTCCAGTTTGGTCAGCAGGCTCACGATCACCCCCTGGCCGAACTGTTTGGAGCCCACCGTCTTGGGTTCGCCCGCGCCGATATCGGCAGCGGTGAAACGCACCTGGCGCCAATCAGGGTCGGCCGCCTCTATGTCCGCCCGGCCGGTCACATTGGCCGCCTTGACGCCGAGAAGCCCCAGGAGCGACACCAGCGGCGCAGGGGTGACGGTCAGTTTCGACTTGAAGTCCCGCAGTTTGGTCTTGTCGACGGCGCCGATCGCCGCCCGCGCCACGCCCGTCTTGACGTCCAGCGTTGCACCGGGTCCCGGGCCGCAGTCGATCTGCTTCAGCCGCGCCTGCGCGCTCGCCGCTTCGATCAGGACAGGAAGTTTGATCGCGGTGAGATCCGACAGGGCCTTGGCGGTCGTCGCCTCAAGATAAAGCCGCGTTTGGACCGTGCGGATGATCGGCTCGCCCCTGCTGGTCACCGTCAGCCAGGGCGACCGGTTCGGTCGCTCGCCGATGGCCAGCATGACATCCAGGTCGCCGATGCCGAGCCGCGCGCCCACATCCAGGGCCAACTGGCGTTCCTTGTTCGCCGTTTGCAGGGTCGCCATCAGCAGGTCGAAGACAGACACCTGGGCGTTCAACCGCTCACGCAATCCGTGACGGGCGTCGGCCTCCACGCTGATCAGATCGCCGAGCTTCAGCCGCGCGTCCGCGGGCGCGCCCGTCAGCTTGCTCAGCGCGCTGCTGGACCCCGAGCCTGCAATCCGCTCCAGCACGCGCAGGACACGCCCCGTCTCGACCTCATGCTTCAGCAGGGCGTCGTAGTCGCCCGCCGTCACCCCCAAATCTGCCGCCAGCGCGTCCGAGAACTGCAGCAGGCTGACCTGGGCGTCGAGCAGGCTTCTGTAATCCATCAGGGTCAGCGACACCCGGCCTCCCAGAAGGCCCGACAACAGACTGTTGGCCAGCCCCCCGTCCACCGACCCCAGCCCCGCCCCGACCGAGAACAGGGCTGTCGGCGCGCCGCCGGGCCGCGCGGCCGTCGCCTGTTTGGCGACCGACACCGCATCACGCCCCAGAAAGACGCGGCCAAAGAACAAGGGAGCAGGCGCCGTCGCCGTCACCTGCGCGGCGTTGACCTGCCCTGCGGCCGCGACGAACCTCTGCGCCGGCTTCAGCCTGGGGTCCGGCGTATAGACGCCCGTCTGCACGCTCAGGGTCGCGATATCCGCCAGATTGGCCCGCGCCGTCGCCTCCGCCGCCGCTTCGGCGTGCTGAAGCGAGCCCGCGGCGGCCAGGGCCGACAGATCGACTGCGCCCTGCAGCTCCCGTCCCTTCAGGACCACCATTCCCACATCGACCGCCAGGGCGGCGCTGACGCAGATCAGCGCGCCGAAGGCCGCCGACATGATCGTCACCCCGCCGCGCCGGTTTCGTCCCAGACGGCGATCAGATGGCACAGACCGTTCGATCCGTTCACATCAGACCTCATTGATCTGAATGACGGCGGCGCGACGGATGACCTTGGGCGGCGACACGGTCAGGGGCGCCAGGGCCATCAGAGGGTGATGACCGGCGTCATAGGCCACCACGACGCGGAAAAACCGACCGTCAACGCTGGTCTCGACAGTGGCGTCCGCGATCCTCAACCCCAGATTGCGAAGATGCCCCTCGACGCCGTCACGGGCCAGTTGCTCTCGCTCTGCGGGATCGAGCCCGGCGACCGCCGCGCGCGCGCCTTCCGACACCGCCGCCTGAACCGAATGGGCCATCCACAGCCAGCCGCCGTAAACGATCATGCCCACGACCAGCAGCAGAAAGAAGGGACCGACGATGGCGAACTCGATCGCCGCCGCGCCTGTGCGCCTGCCCGCTACACCAGAACCACACGCCTTCTGCATCGTCGCGCTCCTGACTGAGCAGCGATCATGCGCAACACAACTTAAAGGAGAATGAAGGCGCTCAACAACTCGCGCGCGCTGCCGCTGCGTCGAAGCTCTGCATGCTGGAGAAAGCGCTGGGAGGTGTTGGAGCGGGTAGCGAGAATCGAACTCGCGACATTCAGCTTGGGAAGCTCCAAGGGTAGTCGAAAAATCAATGACCTAGCCCCCAACGGGGGCCTTCTTGGCCTATTTGTTTTCAATGGGTTACAGGCGTTTTCCCAACTGAAACCGGCCGCCGCCACGCCCTCTTGTTCTTATTTCGTTCTCATGTAGGAGTCCGCCTCGGGTCGGTGCTTGAGGAGGACGAATATGGAAACGAAACCCCTGGGCCCAGACGAGGCCTTCGCTCGCGATCTGGAGAAGCTGGACCGCGACCTGGAACAGCGGGAGCGCGCAGACATCCCTACCCCGACAGTCGATCTGGTTGCCGGGCTCGTCGCGGGCATGCGTCTGGTGGGGCGGCCGCAATGAGCGACTTCGTCCCCACTCCCGAAGAGTTGCAGCTTGCTCAAATGGTCGCCGCATGGCGCCAGGGCGAGGCCGGCAAACACGACCCCGTTCTCCTCAATATGCTCGCGCGCCACGCAGCGACCCTGAACCGGATCGCTCCAGGCGCTGCTGAAAAGGTGCGGGCGGATTTCGAGGACATGAAGGCGCAGGGCATCTCGCTGGAGAAGGCCGGATGGTGAAAGTGAAGCTGAAAAGCTCCCCCACGGCCGAAGACCTCAAGCGTCTAGGGGAGATTCACCGTCAGCTGCGGACGCTCATGGTCGGGTTCCACCCTGCAGCTCACGGCCACGCCCCCCTCTTTGCGGCTATAGCCACCGTACAAGCCTGCGGGCAAGAGTGGAGCGGTCAGCCCAACATCTGGCGCGAGAGGGATTCGATCGGCTGCGGCTCGCACGGGGATTGAACGTCGCTCGTTCAGGGATGAGGATGCCCTATGTGCAACAATTACCGCCTGCACGTTCCGGCAAACCAGCTCGCCGCGCCCTTCCGTGCCGCGGGGTTGGCGCTCGCCTTTCCGGATGGCCTGCCCAATCTCGCACCGGCCGACTATCGCATCGGCGACGCCGCCCCTGTCGTCACGCGCGGTGGGCATGGGCCGCAGCTGACGATGACGCCCTGGGCTTGGAAAGGCCCGACAGGAAAGCCCGTCTTCAATTTCCGTTCAGACGGGCGCTCCTTCGCCAATTCGACCCGATGCCTTATCCCGGCCGATGGCTTCTACGAGTTCACCGAGCCGAAGGTGCAGGGCAAGAAGACGAAGTGGCTCTTCACCATGACCGGCCACCCCTGGTTCTGGATCGCCGGCATCGTCAAGGACGGCGCCTTCGCGATGCTGACGACGGAGCCGGGTGCGGACGTTGCGCCCTATCATAACCGCCAGGTCGTCTTGCTGCCGCCCGGCGCCGGCATCCACTGGCTGGATCTCAGCGCGACCGAAGACCTTATCCTGCAGCCTAGTCCGGCCGGATTGTTGGCCGTCCAGAAAGTCTGGCCTGAAACGCCATGAACGAGACCGATCTCGAGAAGGCGGCGCGGTTTGAGACCGAGGCGCTGGACCTGCACCGTCGGTCGCGGTCAGCCCGCAACCTGCCCGGCTCGATCCTGCTTCGCTTCCGCGCGCTGTGGAAGGAAGAGGCGGCGCGCCTGTTGAGACAACGCAAGCCCTAAGGTCGAACCATGCCAAAACGAAGGGGGATGCAGAATGTTCGGATCTAAGAAAAACCCCGATGCCCGTTCGCCAGAAGACGCGCGCATTCACAAGCAGTTTCATTTCGAAAGCTCCAGGGAAGCCTTGCGCGCCGCATTCCTAGCTAACGGCGCGGCGCTTCTGGCCATGCTGTCGTTTTTGGGCCGCGCGAACGCTGAACCCCTGTCGGCTGGTGGAAGATGCCTCGTGGCGGCGGGAGTGTTTGGCTTTGGCTCAGGCCTTCTTCTGGCAATCATCGCCACCTTAACCATGTGGGCTCACCAGGAAGAGGTCGACCTCGACATCCGCGACCAATCTAAAAGCCCGCCCAAGTGGCGACACAGCAATAGGACCATTCGAAGATGGCTCTGGGCTTCCCTTGCAGGCCTTTTCACTGGTTTTACTTGTTCGGCCATTTCCATACTTTTCGTGCCCTAGCCGCAACGACGAAAGCCTCGCCACCCGGTGAAGGGCGACGGGGCGTGGCGGAGCTAGATGTGACACTGGCCGATATCGCCGTAGCAGCGGAATAACGTACGGAAACCCGCCGTGATCAAGTTTCACTTGAATCGGCGCTGACTCTTGCGTAACAGGGATCGCAGGAGTGAGGGGTGATCGCCGTTTGATGCCGCGCTGAGTTGACGCTCATAGCGCGGCGCTTCCAGTCGCGAACCCTCTTGCAACTTTTACGGATTAAGCTGCGTTCCGCCGGAACGTGGCAGCACTTGCAGAGAAAGGGAGCGCACATGTTCGAACGTGAATGCAATACGCTCACCAGCCACCTCGACGCCAAAAAGGCTGCGGGCTTGGTGGACATCAAGTTTTACGTCAACCGTCGTCACGGTATGCCAGACCCGCACGTTGTGTGCGAGGAGACCAATGAGCTTTTCGATGCCGTGGCCAAGGGCCAAGTAGAGCAGTTCCGTTTCAACGATCGTCACGAAGCTGCCGCATAACCTTGTAACCCGACGAATCGTGTCTTATTAAAGGCGCGTGTTAAGCCCCGGCTTATGCTGGGGCTTTTCTTTTTTGGGCTCGAGCATGATTAAATACAAAGACAAGCTTGTCCTCGTGTTCGAGGTGGCGCGCAAAATCAACGAAGCCCTGTGGCTGGGTTGCGTAGACTCTCGACATATGTCGATCGACGAGTTGCAAGACCACATCTCTGAAACTTTTGACGTTAAGATCGACCTAGCGCTCGTCGATGTTGAAAACGACCATGTCCTCGGGTTCATCGAGCGGTACGACGGTGGACGTCGCGCCCGCGTGTATTTGGTCAAGAATATTTCCCCGCGCCAGAAGCGTCTCGTTGCCGTCAAGGAGCTTTGTCACGTCGCGATTGATCTTGACGAAGATTTCAGCACCGACGCTATCGACACGCTGGAGCGAATGGTCACGGTTGGCCTCGACCCAGATGCGCCCGAAAACCTCGCGGTCCGTTCTGAGCATCTGGCGGAAATGGTCGCATGGGAGCTGCTTTACCCATACGAGCATCGAGAAGAGGATAAGAACGCTATCGCCGCAGGAACTGAGACTGTCGCCAGTCTAGCGCAGCGTTATCAAATCCCCGAAGACGTAATCGAGATGGTGTTGCGCGCTCCGTACATGGAGATGTGCAAAAAGTACTGGCAGAAGGTTCACCTCGACCAGCAGTCGAACGTCGTCGCGATTGACCGCTAAGAAGGGGGCCGCCGTGCTTGGCGAACCTGGTTCGCCTCGATGTCGGAAGGATCGATGCCGCCGCCTCCGCCCACGGCTTGCCTCCAATCTGGCAGACGGGACGTGCCCGTCAGCCAGGCCTGGGCGGAAGTTCAGGCGGCGGCGGGCAACTCAGTCGCTTCATGCCGTTGTCGGCCGCCCAGCGGCACAGTCGACCGACGGCATCCCACCCCCGCTCGCCCCAGCCTTCGACGGCGATGTCATGAGCGATGCCGGCGGCCTCGCTGCGCACCGCCTCGGCCGGCATGATCGGCTTGGCCTCAACGGCCAGGTCGGCACTCGGCGGGTAGATCACCGTCACGCGCTCCCTGCTCGCGCAGGCGGTGACAAGCAAGAGCGACGCGGCCAGCAGTGGGGCGAGCGTCAGGGATCGCAGAGACCGCATCGGTCCGTTCCTTTTCCAGTCGGGTATTGATCTTCAGGTCGGTCAGCCGCTGATCGGCCGCCCGATCGCGGGCCGCCGCGTCCGTGGCGCGGGCTTGGGCGTTTGCGGCCTGGACGGCGCGCTCTTGCCTGGCGCGCTCGCGGCCGCCCGCCGTGGCGGACCACCAGATCAGGACGATCATCAGCAGCAGACAGATCGCCGCCAACGCCCATCCAGCAGCGGTCAGGGTGCGGAATGCTTCCTTCATCGCGCCAGCTCCCAATGAGGGCTGTCCGTCTCGCCCCGCTCGCGCGGCTTTTTCGTTTGGGTTCCGTTGGGGCCCCC